CAATAAACAAGACTATAACAAACGTGCCCGTTGTGTTCTCACTCGCCGGGCGCAGCCTGGGCTTTCTATATTGGTATAATACGAGAAAGGCCCCATTTGGGGCCTTTCTTACAATCTGTACAAATCCTTTACCTGCCTATACTCGTCAGGATTGAGCTGATGGAGTAGGGGACTGTGCCGGGGTGATACTGGCCGGGTCGCCTGCAGTAGACGCTTGCGATACCTTCGTCTTCTCAGCTGCCAACTTAGCAGCACGAAGAGCCGGCAAACGCTGACGAGCAGCAGACACACGATCCTCCATGGTAGCAATATCAACCAAATCGTTATCACGAGGATACTCCACAGACGGCGAATCAAAAGCTTCGTTTGCATATTGTTCATTGTTAAATGGATCGTTTTCACCTTCCTCTACACCGGGATAGGTATACTGCGGTTGCTTGGCAGAAGCTTTCAACAGCTCCTGCTCGAGAATAAACTTACGACGCATCTCCGTAATCGAGTAAGTCAGATCAGGAATTGCGGTATCCTCCTCTCCAATCTCATGAAGTAGGGGGGCACATGGCTCCCACTGTGTTTTAAACTTGCCCATAATTATATAGACGGCGTACCGTAATATGGCATCGGTCGCAACGCATCGATTTTGTGAGACATCCAGATCAGATATTTATCCGAATCGTCCTGAACAGCATACGGACTAGTAATATCCGGAACCGTCAAAAATAACGGATTCAGATTGGCCGCTGAAAGCTTTCGCGCAAAAGTCCAGTTCGCGAGAGTCGTCCGAAACTCACCATGAATAGTACTCGGAGCATACTTATACTCAGCATACCGGGGAGCATAACCGAAAAGCTGGGCAAAGGTATTACTCGAATAAGGAACATACAACTCAGACTTCAAAATCGGTTGCTCACCGAGATGAGCAAACGACGGCCAATAGTAATCCTCCTGATTCAGTCGGTTCCACATCTTATTGACACCTTGAAAGTAAACCGCATCCGGAACGATCGAGAGAATACCGATCAACCAACCGTGCTCCTCAGCAAAGAACGAAGACCGATTGGAACGACCAATACCGAAACCCTTACCGGCAAGATTACCCTGAGGAGAGTTTTCACCTGAGGCAGAAGTCTGCGGAATCTCGGTAATATTGATCGTAGAAACACCACCACCGAGATACTCAGGACGGTCAAGACGGGCATCACTCGGAGTAACATGGAAATGACCCATAATCATCTCCTTGTAACGAGAACCAGCACGCGCAGAAATCTCGTAGAACTTCTGCAGGGCAATGGCACGGCGAAGATCGTTGATCGTAACAGCGGTAGCAGTAGAAAGATCGGCCTTCAAAGTACCATTCGGATCGTAAGCCAAATGCCGGGAAAGTCCCTGATCTTCACCAGCACCGAAAGAATACTTCGTACTATCGGAAGAAGTAGTACCAAAAAGGTAACCAGGCTGAGTGTCAGAAGAACCCGGCGTAGCAGGGGCGTTCGGATCGAGGAAAGTCGGTATCGGACGCTGATTGCCAGGCGTAGTTTTCCAGTTAGGATCAAGCTGAACGTTCGCCTGACCTTGAATCGGAAGCATAACATCCGGACCACGCTGCGGAGTAGGGAGGGCAGAAGTAAAATAATCCTTCAACCAGCGGCGAGCGTAAATATTGTAATGCCAAAGAAAATCGAACTTATTCGTCGATGGATTGAGACGCTGACGACCGGACATAGCAGTATCAATATCTACTTCCGTATCGACATTCTGGTCGCGATAATACTCATTGAAAATAAGCGCATAAGCCTTAAACGGAAGCAATGAAACAGGAGTAGCATTACCTCCACTCGTAGCATCCCAATCGGCAAGAGGAAGACCAAAATAATCCCAAAGAGAACGGGAACCTACATTGTCATTCTTGCCGGTACGAGTATGGGCATCGTAAATAAGATCGTTATACTGCACATACGGAGGAACAGGACGATCTTGACCAGTTTCACCGCCGGTAATGAAATCTTCCCATTGATCCCAAAGCAGGCGGTTCGGCACGAAAAAGTAATGGACATAAGCCTTCAATGAACCAAAGGCCGGAGAAACGAGCGGCACAGTCCGACACATCATATCGGATTGAACACGAAAGCGGTCACCGGGCACCATCTCCTGACAGAGAACCGGATAGAGCAGACCCATACGAGCCGTCAGCATCTTGTCATGCGACAAATCGAACTTGTTTACAGGAGGTTTCGGGGTTTTTACTCTTGTAAACAATGTGTTACGGTATCCCTTTGCCATAATTTACAAACGGATACCACCGCGGCTAAGTTTATAACTACGAGAAAGACGACGTCCACGACGTCCACGGCGTCGAGCCATAATGTTAAAACTCAGAATGTTACATATGTAACAAACGAGCAGATTAAGAATTATCAGAACCCTTGCGCCAAAAATAGCGCGCGAGCGAGAAAATTAAATACAAAACACCAGTGCAAAAAAGTAAGCAAAAAAATACAATAAGCATTACAAAAATATCCCAAGCTACCATGATCTACCAGCGGTTTGACGTTCCCTAAGATAACGACCGGGACGACCAATAAAAGGTGCTATCTCCTGATTCCAAATGTCTTTTATAATTGTACTGGAAGGAACACGACCATTATTATAATAATAATGGTTGAGTAATTCCGTCTCAAGCGCATCAGCGGCAATTTTCCGCCGCTGTGCATCATTAACCGGAATCCTACTCATAATTTCAGATATTTCAGCCCGAATCTTGGAGAGATCAGCGTCTAATTTTTTCTCATTCAAACCAAGCTGAAGTATCTGGTTTTTCACACGCATATTGTCGTTCGCAACCCTACGAGATTCAAGATCAAGACGATACTGATAAGACTGCATATCCATCTTGTAGAGAGAGTTCCGATACTCAAGCTGCTCGTTCTCCAACCAATGGCGGTCAGCGGCGAACCTATTATACGTTTCCTGACCGATAGCACGAGACATGGAAAGACGAGCATTGGCCATCATGAGCGCGCGAGAAATAGCTTCTGACTGCGCACGTTCAGCAGCCAAACGAGCCTCTTCATTCATCTTGTCGGTCTGAGCATTTACGATAGCATACTGCAAAGCATTCGATATACCTTCACTCGGACGACCATAATCGACCTGAGGAGCCTGACCAGAAGCAGAACCGGGAGCACCACTCGAAGTATTCTGGATACCACCATTTCCGTACATGAGGTTCGGGTTTAAGCCAGCCTGCTCAAGACGAGCACGTTGCATAACAGGACTATTATACCTATTATCCATATTATACATGGAAAGAGCAAAATTATTTTGCTTATCCATCAGCTTAGATTGATACTCATACTGCTTACGAGCGGACGCACCGCCTGTAATAGCATTACCAATAGCACTAAGACCACCAGTCACAAGACCTGCCCAATCAAAAGCCATAACTCAACTACTCACTACGGGAGCCATTCAAAAGGTTCAAACTGGCCGAGTCCAAGACCGAGGTTCTCGCGTCTTGCCTGATCTCCACACTGCTGGATTTCTTCACGACAGTGCATTGCATACAGAGCAGAACCACCGTGCTTGCTAAGAGAACGAAGGTAACAATCTTTTGCCATACGTTCCCGCTCTTCAAATTGAATTTCACGATTTCTGCGATCTTTTGCAGAAAGTTCTGAGAGTTCTCGACACTCATCATCTAAATAACGCCGAAAAAGCAACTCACGTTCAAATTTCGTAAACAACTTATCCCGAAAATAACGGGGCAGGGAAGGCTTACGGCGCTGGTTAACATTAATATTCGACATGCAAAGTACAAAAAATTTTCGTTTTGCAAAAAAATCTATACGTTTTTTTAATGGATGATACATACAAGCTGCCAAAAGCCTGCGAGTACCATCATCAGATATATCAATAGGAACAGCAGTTCCGCGATGATAATCAGCCTGCGCTTCCACATAAGAAATACCAAGTCCGGGACGGCGAGACATCAGCGCAAAGGTCTTATAACAGTCCAGCGCCTTTGTAATATAGTTAGCAACATAACGCAAACCTCCATTACCTTTAAGATACTGAACATCATTTATATAACCTTTATGCCAATGCTTATTCACCGCATCCGTCATATACTCCAAAGAACAACGAACATCTGTAAATATAATAGCATGATAATGAGGCCTACCGGTATTCTCACCGAACTCGGAAACAATGAAATAACGAATACGCCCGAGATCAGGAACGCAATACTTCCGCATAAGCTTAAACCATAACTGTACATCTCGCTTGGAAGTAGTATAAAATAAAGGTAAGCCATCAGGACCATACTCCATAGGTACGTGACAATCCTCATAAGTCAACGTAACAAAAAAGGTAGAACCAGTACAATACTTATATTCGGCCAGCAAACGCTTGTACCATTGACTCCTACGACGCATTATCGGCCGATACACTTCCTTAATCATACTCGAAAGGCAAAGAACGTTCAATAAACCTGATATTATTGTAATCGCAAATCACATCATAAGATTTACGATCCTTAGAATCAACGAAATAAATATCATCGATAAGATTTTGACCAAAATACCGACCTATAAAACGATAAGCTTGACGGCCATTAGAGAAAGGACGAAGACCGGAAACAATCTTTCCGTCTTCCTTGCGATGGAAACGAAAATAAACATACAGCCAATAACGGGGGCGAGAACGCAATTTATAACCCAATTTATCAAAGGGAATATAACGCTCTTCAGGAAAATCTTTCAAAAGCTCTGAAAGACGAAATCTCCGAAGTTCACTTGCTCGTCTCATGACTCTCAGCTTTAGAATAAATATCAAGAACACGAGCAAGAATAATACGCATAATGTCCGTAGGCATAAGGTCTATAAACTCAGCAGAAACAGGAGCACCAATAAATTCAGAAAAACGACGAAGAAGAGTTGCCGCACGGGCATCGTCAATAATAAGAACAGGCTTCATAATAATTAGGTTTTGATGTATCACAAAGATACAAATCCTAATCACTATTTAACATAATATAAATACTTTTCATAAAAAAAAATATTCTATAGGTTTTGCTTATGGGGTGGGGGAGTGCCTGCACACGCAAATAGGTCGCGCACACGTACACGCGTGCACACGAGACGCGCGCACGCACGCACGCGTACGCGGTTGGTGCTGCGCGTGTTATGTCGGCCTGCGGCCTCGACATGCTCGCAAAATTGGTGTCAGTCCGCACCTTATAGACAAGTATATAAGGTGCGAGACTGACGACTTAGCGCACTTCGTGCGAAGTC